CCATGAGGTACTGTGGCCCGTAGGCAATGTAGCGTCCGATGTCCTTCTGGATGTCGGTGGTGCTAAAGCCTAGCTCGTCCATCACATCCACAAGGAATGGAACGAACTCGCTGTAGTGGGCTTGGAGAGCCTCAAGCTGTTCCCAGCGTAGCTCGGCTAGCTCGGCACTCTCCCGTGCCCTCATTGCAGGGTACCCCCGAAGCGTTCGGAGTAAGCCTCAGCGGCTTGGTCGAGTGCGGCTTGTGGGATAGCCTTGTTGCGGCGGGCCTTGAGCTTGTCGTTCAAGTCGCGCAGTGCTGTGTTGCCTTCAACGTCAGCGGTAATGTTGTTGTTCTTGAGGAACGTCACGGCTGCACCAAGCAGCGCGGGGCTCGGGCGAATCTTTCGCTCGCGGCCCTCGTCGTCTAGCTCAGTGTAACCGGCAACCTGCTCAGAGAATGCAGTAGCTACAAGCTCATGAAGGTTACCGAGTGTCTTATCACTTGCGGCCATTCTTGACCTTTCGTGGAATGTACCACTTATCGCGGACAAGGAACACAATCTGCAACACGGTGTAGATCAGTGTAGCCACGATAAGCCAATCCGACAGGGGCACACCTACAAAGGTGAGGCCACCTACCGTTACGGGTGGGGCGGCCTTATAGGCCTCGTTAAGTGTGTCCTGTGTAAACATTATTTAGGTACGTGGTTAGCTTGAAAGAAATTCAGGTATGGGATAATGGTACGCGCCCAGAGGCGATTGTACCTATTGCCGTACTGTAACCTACAGAGCCGCTGGCTAAACGTATACTCGCCCTTGCGGGGTAGGTCTAACGTAAACAAAGCAAGCTCGGTATAGTTAGCGATAATGTCAATTATCCCAACTGCGTAGTATAGGTACCGAATCGGCCACTTACGCACTTCATACTGAATCGCCAGTGGGTAGAGGATTAGCAGGAGAATCGACAGCATTAGGTACTACCAAGGGTGTGTTGTAAGATGCGCCTAGCTCAGCACGAAGCTCAACAGCGCGGGCCTCCACAGCGTAGACTTGGGCTACGCCGGGAATCTGGCTAAGGTCTAGCGCCCCGCCAGTGATCTGCTTGAATGCCTCGGACATAAGCATAATCGTTTCACGCAACCTGCGCTGCGTAATCTGATTCTCTGTCTCAAGCTGGTGTAGTTCAGCAAGCGCAGCAGGGGGCTGGGGAATGGCAGCAATGGCGGCAAGCTCTTCCTGCGTGTACTCACGGACAGTTTCCTCACCCGTGATTACGTCAATAACTCTAATCATAATTATCCTTCGTAAAGTATGTTAACGGTACCGGCGTTGAATAGGTTAGAGCTGTTAGAGTTAGTAAAGCGCAGGCGGTCTAATACGCCACTGAGTGTTACGCGCCCACCCATTACCCACGGCAATCCCGGACCTGTAGTATAACCGCACCCGTTAAACTCCCAGACGTTTCCACCAAGATGGACAAGGGTTACGTTACCGTTCTGAATCTCCCCTGCACTTCGACCAGCAAGCTGGGCACCGGCGCTGTTGGCTGCACCTCCCGTAGAGTACCACATGCCACCAGAATAACCGCTAGTCTGAATAGACCCGCTGCCAAGCTGCAACATGAATGCCCCTGTATCGGAACTGTTTACACCAGCAAGCGAAAAGGTGATCTTCTTTACCCAACTAGGTATGCCCACGAAGTCAACAGCCCCAGTAACAGTTGTGTTTACTGCTGTGGCCAGAGTCATGGGCTGCGTCAGCTTGGCGGGTGTAATAGTATTGTCTTTAAAGCCAGAGGCAATGCCACCGGCCTCGAATACAACAGCGTCTACGCCGTTGACTTGTAGGGCACCTTGGGTGCCGTTAGATTTAGCTGATAGTGATGCGGTCATACCCAAGCCCTCGCCACAAGTCTCCAGTTCGCCGGTGTAACCTGTCCATTTGCAAACGTAGATTTGTTAAGAATTGCAATCGCTGCATTCACGATAACGATGTTTGTTGCATCAAATTCAATCGTGACGGCACCAACACCAGCGATAAAAGATGCGGTTATCTGTACTTCGTCGCCCGCCACGTAACCGAGTTCAGCGGTAAGACACTTCAACGTGACCTGAACTAACGAAGGCTTGGCACCTAATCCATGTGCAATCGTAGTTGCAGAAGAGTTGGTGTACGCGATATCAGCGCTCACGAACCGCTTTGTAAACACGGCGGGGTTATTTGGTAGGCTAACTACACCAGCACTATCTACTGTGAGAACCGTGCCGCCTGACCCATCCGACTTACGCCGAATGCGCAACGCACCGGCTAGGTCAGTGTCCAGCAAGAAGTTGCGTGTGTCGTCGGCGTTGCTGCCGACAATGTATGAGTCTGTTTTGATGGTCATATTAAGCGGCCCTCACTTTGAAACGCCATGCCCAACTCGATGCCACTGGTGCTGAGGCAGCGCCTGTGGTGTTATGTGTAATAAGAATGCTTGTACTTGCGCCAGTTCTAACGGAAACAGTAGTGGCATTCTTGGTCACGCATAGCGGACCATACGTACTTGCGTTGTGGGCACAAAAAGGCGTCACTACATCCCCAATGGAGTAGCCCGAATCTGCCGCCAAGCAGACAATCTCAAACTCTGCACTGATCGGTACGACGCCAAGCCCGTGCGCAAAGCTCGCCAGCGTAGCTGCTGCCGGTAAAGTGTTTTGATTAGCCTGTGTTACCACCATGCCCGACACCTTCGCAGGCGTCACCGCGCCGGTAGCTATATCGGCTGTCTGGATGCTACCGTCTTGTACTTGATCTACACCAGTACCTGTGACAAGTGTTACCATTACACCACACTCCATGTTCCACCGTCATTAACGGTAACTGTTACACCGTCTGCGACGGTAATGGGCCCAAAAGAACCTGCGTTCTCTGTGCCAAGAATTGTATGGTTAGCGGTAATTGTCTTACCGTTCTTCCAGAAGATTTGGTCGTTGCCGCCACCTACTGCGCCACCGCCCATAGGTGCCCAAGCTGTACCGTTCCACCACTCCATCTGACCAGTAGTGCTATTGGCGCGTTGTCGTCCAAACACCCCAGTAGGCCGCTGGGCCGTGGTGCCTGCCGGTACATCCATTGCACCAGTGGGGCCGGTCTGCGCGACGAACAATGTGCTGGGCGCATAGTTGGTCTGCCATGCAGTACCGTTGTACACACGCAGCACTTGTGCCCCAGTGTTAAGATACACAGCACCAGCAGCCAGCGCGTTACCGTTTAGGTCTAGCACTGGGTCAACAGCTTGTGCGCCAAGCCACACGGATTTGAAACTGATTGCCCCACTAGCCGCTGAACTAGCAGTTGCAGCGCTTGCCGCTGCGCTAGTTGCAGAGGTCTGGGCCTGCACAGCAGCGTTAACAGCAACGTCAGAGTTAGCCGTAACCGTATCGTCACTTGCCTCAGCCGCAACGAAGATGGCTTGTCGTGCAAGGGTGTCCAGTGCTACTTCGCTGATGTTGCCGCGATCAGCAAAGTCAACCATCGGGTTGTCTTTAGGCGTAGCCCGGTAGATGGTCAGCACTTTACCCGCTGGGATAGCAGGCGTAATCTGCAACTGCCAAGTGCCAATCAGCATAGCAGGTGTTACGGTCACTACAGTACGCACACCCAGCGGGCTGTCGTAGTAGGCCTTAACGTGATCTTGCAGGATGTACCCGCCAGAGAAGTTGAAGTTCCACACCGTAGTGGAACCGTCTGTATCGTATTGGGTACGACTCAGTAATTGAAGTTTAGGTGTTGGCATAGGCCTCCAAAGAAAGCCCCGCCGAAGCGGGGGTGTATAGGTACCGTTAGTCCTTGGTCGTGTTCATAAGCGGCACAAGGTAGGGGAGTCGTGACAGCGGCATGATCTTGGCAGCGTCCTGCATTTCCGCTGGGCTTTGCAGCCACTTGAATGCGTCGTTTGCCAAGCCAGCAGCAGGCAACACGTAGTTACCAACGAGGTCGGCTTCCTTGCCTGTGCTACCCATAGGGTTAAAGCCAGTGGCTTCCTTCACGCTGTCGGGCGCAACGGCTGTCAAGGCGTCAATGAAGTCGCCAGCCAGCCCACTCATGGCCATGTAGTTCAGGCTAGCCCGTGCCACGTTCTGTGGTGTCAGGCGCTCGTTAATGTACTCTTCTTGGTCAGGGCGACCAATACTGTTAGCATACACGCGGGCTGCGTAGATAGGCCACACCATGCTCATTGCGCCGATAGCCATACCGAAGGCGGCGTAGCCACCTCGCTGGTTGCGCTGGCGTCCCCACTGCTTCTCCATCGAGGTAATGCTGAACGAGCGGAACTGGGTCAGCAGCTTCAAGAAGCCATCGTGTGCCCACTTGCCGCGCTCACCGATGAAGGTGCCTTGGATGATCTGCTGTGTGCCGCGCCATACCGCTTGGATTACTTGGTCCCGCATAGGGCTATCCGGCAGTTTGTCTGCCTCAAAGCGTACTAGCTTGTCGCCATCGAATGTAGCGATCTTGTCAAGGTTCTCCCGCAGGTAAGCCTGCAACTCAGGTGTGATACCAAAGTCACGCAAGGCTACATCGTCGCCACCGGTACGCACGTAGCGCATCATCTTGTGGACGATCTGCTCTGCCATACCGCGCTGCTGTGCGCTGTGAATCATGCGCCAACCGGACAACTTAGACTGTAGGTGGTTACCGCCACGGAGCAAACGGTCTGTTACCGTGAGCGTATCCTTACCGTAGGTTGGGTAAGCATGGTCGGGTGAGTCGTAGGGCATGACAAACTTGTAGCTGTCTGTGCCAAACTCTGCCCCGCCAACTAGCTCGATGCTACCAATGATCGGGTTATCTACAGCCTCACCACGGGCCAGCGCTTTAATCTCGCTGCGCAGGCGCGGGATAGCGGCTACGCTCTCGGCAGTGCGGATAGCACCAACGTGGAATACGCCGTTGAGTGTTTCAGCCAACTGGTTAAACACAATACCGCCCATGCGAACCAAGGTGTTAGCAGCCATGGCCCGCTCAAGCAGCTTGCCGCCTTGCGTACCAAACGGCTCGTTCATGAACTCAGCCGCAATCTGGTCAAAGCTCTCAAGGTCACGGATGCTAGCCTTCTTACCGTCTTGACCATAGCGCATACCGTCACGGAGCAACTGTAGCCCCGGCTTACCGTACACGCCGTACTTAGCCAAAGCAACCTCACCGCTAACACGACCGGCCTGCCCACGCAGCAACTCAGTCTGGTTAGTCTCGAAGATGTCCAGCAAACGGAATGGGCCATCCTCGGTGTCGTACACGCGATTTAGGTCAAGGTCAATCCGGCCCTTGGTGAAGTTGGCCGCGCCCTTGGTGTAGTTCTCCATGTGGGCCTTAATCTCCTTGGCCGACAGGTTCATAGCAATCAGTGCGTCTTGCACGATGTCTGCCGCACCGCTAGTGTTACCACCAACTGTGCTGCTGTAGTCACCGGCTGCACGATCACGAATACGCTTCATGTACTTAGAGGCAAGCTCGTCAGCAAAGCTAGCGTCCCATCCCTCAATGGTGATGAACTGATCTGTCAACGCAGAGTGCAGGACTTGCTGCTGGGAGTTGGTCAGCGCCATAACAGCGCGTGGGCTCATCTTGTGCGGCATGTAGCCTACAGACGATTCAGGCAGGGAGGCCCAGCCCAAGGTCTTAGCCTTGCGCTGCTGGTTGGCAGCACGGGTATAGCCAGCCTCAATCACATCCGCCGCTGCTTTCACGTTGGCGTCAGTGGTTACGGGCTGCTTGGAAATGCGGCGAGCTTCAATCTCGCTAGCCACGGCCTTGTCAAACTCAGCCTTGTACTTACCGCCCACCATGTCATCCCACAAGCCAGCATCCTTCTGACCCTTCTTCCAAAACGCATAGGCATTCTCGTAGTCATTCAAGGCGTTGCCCATAATGGCCCGCTCTGTCAGGAACTTAGCGATAGAAGCTGTGTCTCGTCGGCCCTTCTGCACACCGCTTGCGTCTTCCAGCAACTCGGAGGCAATCATGCGCACCAGCGGGCTGTCTGACTTGAGCATGATAAGCCCAGCCGATGCCACGTTGAACACGTTGTTGTCTGCCAGATTCTGAACACGGCGGGTGTACTCAGCGTCCATGGGGTTCTTAACTGCCCACTCTTCTGCCCTGCGGTGCAACTCTGTAATCTGCTTAACAGTAGCACGATCAGCGTCGGTAGCTACCGGCAATGTGGACAGGCCAAACTTGGCTACGTCTGGGTCAGTCTGAATAGCTGCTACGCTTTGGGTCTGGGCCTTTGTTGGCACATCCATGGCCTGCATGTCTTCCATGGTACCTGCCACGGGTTGCAAACCGCTAGCCTTGTTGCCTACAAGCACATCGTCAAAGAACTGCTTGAACGGGGTAGCTGGTGCCAGCAGGCCCTCTTTCTTGGCCACACGGAACACATCAAGGGCAGCGCTCAGGATGTACTTAAAGAACTCCAGCAACTGCGTAGGCAAGCTAAGGTCGCTCTTAATCTCCTTGGCGGCAATAGCCTCCATGTACTTAACGCCCTGCTCTGCACTGAACTCGTCAAAGTTAGAGAAGTATTTGATGAACTCGTACATTTCGCTCTTGGTCTTGAACGAGTCTTGGAATACCTCGGCTAGGCTTTTCTCCCACTCACCCACAACCGCTGGGCGGTAAGCCGCAGCACCGGACTTGTCGGCCTCGGCTGCTACAGGGCTACGTGCCAGCATGGAAGTCTGAGACTCGCCCTGCTTGCCCACGGTCTTCTGCCATTCTTGCCAAGCCTCAACCATAGCCTTGCGGTTCTCTGGGCTAGCAGAGGCCAAGCGGTGAGCAAACACAGCATGGGCAAACTCATGGGCTACGGTACGCACACCAGCACCGGGCTTAATAGCAATCATGCTCATGCCGGGCTTGAGGATACCGTGCAACCCACTGGCGTTACCTAGGCCGGTACGTCCGTCAGTCAGGTGGATAGCCACCTCAGGGAGCAACTGCTTGCGCAAGCTCTCGACTACATCGGCGTAGCGTTTAAACACCGGGCTAGTCACCTCGGGGATAAGGTGGGTACCGGGTGTGGCGTTAAGAGCATCAAGCTGTTGGCGGCGCTCAGTGTAGTTGTCAGTCTTAGTGAAGATACCAAGCCCGACCATTTCATTGAAGCGATCATCGTTAGTCATGTCGCGTCCTACACGGGCAGCGTTACTTGGGCTAGCGAATTTACTAGCAGAATCCTCAGGAATATGCAACGCCCGAATAAGGTCGGTGTCTTTGCTGTACGCCCCACTGTTGCTAATGGCCGATTTGATCTGGTTGGGCTCAAACGCTACGTAGATGTCATCTTTGTTACCACCATCAAAGGTGTTGCGGATGATGGCCCCGTCGTGACCCTTGTTCTTAGCCTCTCGGAGTAGCGAGGCGTAGCTACGCTTGCGGTAGAGTGACCCACCCATGTCGAACTCCATAGGGTTCTGTAGCGAGAGGTACACCGGAATGACGTTAGGGCTACCCCCTGTGGCGGTGTTAGCATACACGTTGACTGTGTTGGGGTCACCCGCAAAGAAGAAGCCTTCCTTGGCAGACGCCACGTTGGTGTTTGTCCCCAGTTTGCTTTTGTCAAACGCTTCAAGGTTTTCCGCCTTGGTTAAGTGGTACACGACAACGGGTTTGCCCGCAGAGTCTACAGCTTTACTGTTACCGAAGAACTGTTTGAAGCCCTCAGTGGTGGGTGCTTCGCGCTGCAAGCGACCAACATCGTCAGATGGGTTCACCGTTGGGTAGGCTACACCCTCGATGTCGCCCATTACTCGGGATTCTGGGGTAGCTGCCTCTCCACGGGTTAGTGTGCGAGTGTTCAAGCCACCTTCTTCTGCAACGTCCAACAACCGCCGTTCCTTTGGTGCCTCGTGCGTATCTACTGCACGTACAATGTCCTCAACTTCCTTGGTATACTTCTCGTCGGCGTACTTGCGGAGGTCTTCTGCCGTAGCAGATGGTCCCAGCTTACGCTCAGCTTCTTGCAGGAAGCCTGTGTACTTGTCAAGCTCTGCGTCTTGGGCACGGGCCATCAAGGTACGCTCACCACTCCGCATAGCGAGGGCGCTTGTACCTAGGCCGAACGTAACGTCAGCAGCCATAGCCAAGCCCATGTCCTGCAAGCTGTAGTCGCCTGTCACGCTCTGACGCAGGGCTTCTACCACGGTACCGCTCGCCACGTTCTCAGCGATAGCAGCGCCTACCATAGCGCCCTTACGGCCCTCTTGGAGCAGTGTCAGGGAGTTGGCGTACCCAGCCAGCTTCGCGGCCTTTGCAGCCGCCACAGAGGGCAGCAGGTTTGACAGCGTGGGCACTTCGGCGGCAAAGCTCAGGGCAATGCCTGTGCCTGTACCGTTCGCCATAACAGCCCGCTGGCGCATCTGCTCGTCGGAGTGGTCTGCCAGCAGTGCGTCTACCTCGGCACGGGACTTTGCGGTCTTGATGTCATTGACCAAGTTAGCGTCAGCACCATCAGGGATTAGGTTAACGTCAGGAACATAGCCAGCTTCTTCTGGGTACTTAGGCCCGAACAAAGAATCACGGATACCCTTTGCAAACTGCTGGTCGGTATTGCCCGACATAGCAGCGCCAAACGATTCAAAGAGTGTGGGCTGTGTCTCAGCGATGATGCGCTGATTGAAGTTAGCCGCCTCGCGGCGGGCGTTAGACAGGCGCTCGTCAACTGGTCGGATGACGTAGGAGTTAACTACTTCCGAGACAGCACGGTTAATGCCGGTCATCTTACCGCCCTTGCCGACGTAGCCAGAACCGTCTACTTGATTGGACAGCTTAACCAGCTTCTCTACATAGGCAGGGTCAGTAGCGTAGCCACGCTTCTTGAGGCCAGTGGCAAACTCAGTGACGCTCTCAGGCGACCACGGCTTTTGCATGGCGTCAAACGCCTCAGGGTAGCGTCGGGCCAACAGGGATTCCATGTCGGCCACAGACTCGTCCTTACTACCGTACACACGGTAAGCGTCGTTAGAGCCTTCTGCTTTGTCCTTGGCACGGTAGCCGGACTTACCCGCACGGGTTTCCTTGATGTTAAAGAGGTTGTTACTATCCTCACCCTGAGGGCCTTTGATAGTTGCCTCACCGCCACGGGTTTCGAGGCGGGCAACGAGGTCGAGATACGGGTTAGTCATGTGGTTCCTTATGGTTTGTTAGGCCCCTTGCGGAAGCGCTCGTTAGCTAGTTCTAGTGCGCTCTTGCCAGCGTTGCGGGCATCGGGCATAGGTACTTCTTTGGCCTTGGTCTTGTCACGGTTAGCCCACTCGGACTCAATGCGGGTAGCGGGTAGCAGCGCAAATGCTGGGTCGCCGTTGGACATAATGCCCATAACCACAAGCTGTGGCTTACCGTCATTGGTGTTGGCTACTTGGATAACGCTCGTCACGCTGTCAAGGCCATTCTCTTTGGCAACAGTATCGACGCCCATAGCCACTGCGCGGTTGCGCTCACTGTAAGGTACGTCGTGCTTTACGTTAAAGTAGTCGTTGATGTCTGCTTGGTTGGTCCCGCGCCTCCAGTGGTAACCGCCTAGAATGTTGACGGTGTCTTTAGCGGTAGCCCGCGCTGCTTTGACCGCTGGACCAATATCAGCACCTGCCACAATATACGGTGTAAGCATACGGGCAGCACCAAGCGGGTCTTTAATGGCAATGTCGTCACCACCGAGGGCATCCCACATCTGCATCATTCTACCTGTAGTCAACTCAGCCGCAACCTCTTTCTCAGTCTTGGTTGGGTCTTTAGGCTTTGGCTGGATAGCCGCAGCATAGGCCACATCAATGTCGATCTGGGTCGGGTTGGGGATACGCTTCATGTAGCGATGGAACGCACTAATAACGTCAGCGTGTTCACCGGCGTACTTAAGAGCAGGGGCCTCTCCGATGTCGGAGCCAGCGGCTTTAACCAGCGGCAGGTACTGTGTAGTGTACACATGGTTGAGCGTGGTGCTTGAACCAAGGCGTACAGCATTAGTAAGATTGTTACGAAGCGCATCAGCAAAGTCCTCGTCCATGTTGCTAGCGTAGTTCAGCACACGGGCAGAGTTAACTGCATCAGGTTGTGTGCCAGCAAGTGCGGCCCAAGCGTCACGCAGCACCTCAGACTTGACGCCGTTGACGGGTCGCCCAATCTTGAGGGCACCCACTGTGGTCAACACTAACGCGGCGTTGGCGTCGTCTTTCTCAGACTTGGTGCTAGCCTTTGCCGACGCTGCTTTAGCCCGCTCTAGCTCTTGCTGCTGCTCTCGGTCGAGCAACTGTAGCAAGCTGGTTGCACCCTGCGCTGTAACGTAAGGCTTCTTGTCGCCAGTCATCTTGGCATAGGCCTTGTTGATCTGGTCAACCGCAGCCAGTACATCCTCTTGCGTGTTCTCTGCTCGGCCCGCAATAGCCGTAGCGTTAGCGATAACCTTAGAGAACTCAACGGGCAGCTCAGCGCGGGTACGTGTACGCATGGCGTTAGTCGCAGCGTGTATCTGTGCGATCTGCTCAGGCTCAAACGTGTCGATGGCCTTGCTGTCAACTAGTGTGTTGTACACGGCAAAGCTACCCGTGTTAATCGCCTGCACCACCTCCGCTGCCACCGACTTCTTATGTACCTTGGGGTCCATACCTGTCGGTGTCTCTAGGGCGTCGAGCGCCCGAACAGCTGCTACGAGGGTGTCTCCATCGTCGGTCGTGTTTACCTTGATGCTCCCGTCTTCACCGGTACCGCCAGCCGCGCTTCGCTTAGCTGCGTCAGACGCAGTAAGTGCAGCAAAGGCAGTTCCGACGTATGAGCGGTTAGCCTCGATCAGCTGCTTCTGCTGGTAGAGGTAGTGGCTACGCGCCTGCTTCTTCATAACCTCTGGCATCTGGGTCATGAACTGCTGCTTGACAATGGCGTCAGTGGCACCGTCGCCGGTAGAAGCGTCGTTCAGTACACTGTTGATGTGGCGGGCGAACTCTTGCCCCGGCATCTTAGAAATGTCTTCGACGCGTGCGTCAAGGTCGGTAGCAATGCTAGCCGCCTTAGCCGCCGCCGAGTATGCACGGGCACCGTCCACTAGGTTAGTGGGTCCAAAGATTTTGGAGTACCACGGCTGCTCGTCTACGATCTCTTTGACTGCCTCACCTTGGGCAGCACGCTGCATGCCCTCCATGAACACGGCTTCCTGCTCACGTTTGATGGCAGGCTGCAACAAGGTGCCACCCAGCTTCATTAGCGCCGCCATAGTGGGGTCAGGTCGAGCCTCTTGTACCTGCCGCGCTTGTCCGGTAGACGTTACGTTTCCCCCGCCTACACCGAGGCGGGCAGCGCCGCGCTCAGGCAGCGTGAGTTGCGGAGTACCGCTACCGCCTTGTACAGCAAAAGTTACTGTCTGCCCTAGGCCCTCAGTGGGTGCGCCTAGCGTGTTGTCTTTAGCCATTAGTAGCCACCTCCTGGTTGCATTGGGATTGTGTCATTGGCAAACCAATCACGGGATTGGGTCTTAAGCCATGACGCTGTATTGGACAGTGCCTTGGGGTCGCTGTTAAGCACGCCACCAACCAGCTCACTCATAAAGCCTCCGCTGTATGTAGACTGTACCGCTACGTCATTACCGTAATCGATGTTGGTTACAATGTCAGTCTGGTCGAGGTTGTCCCAACCAGCCTGCAACAGTGCTCCAGTGCGTGCTGCTTGGTCGCTGTCCATCTGGGCAGTAGCTTGGTCCTTACGCTGCTGAATACGCGATGCCCGCAAGGCTGTGGTGCTCTTAACCACATCGGCCACTCCGCCGGACAGGCCAGAGAATGCGCTAGCTGCTGCCTGCGCACCAGCCTGCTCGGCTAGGGAAATCTGATCTTCCAGACTTGCGCTGCTTGCAGCGTCACGCTGCCTACGGTAGTTGACGTTGTTGGTTGTGAACGCCTTACCCACGTTATCCAGTGTGCGGTTGTTATTCACAGACTGGGTGTAGCGAGCAAGGCTGCTTCGTGCTGCCGCAACTTGGTTGTTGCTAGATCGAATCAAGTTAGACGCGTAGGCGTTTGCTTCATTGAGGGTAGTCTGCGCTCTGGCGTTTGCCTCAGCCAGCCACCCAGAACTAAATGAGCCTACAAGATTTTTGCCAATGTCTAGTGCTTGGCTCACTGGGTTTGCTGACGTTACCACAGCCACTCCTAGAAGCGTTGTACGCGGTTAAAGAATTGTCCCGACCATTCAAGGGCCGTGACCATGAGGGGCATCCACTTACGTGCTTTCACAGTAATGGCGTAATCGCGGGTCTCCAGCCCGACGGTGACTGGCACCTGTGTCGTAACGATTGGCTCGATACCGATAATGTTGCCGGGGTCACCTAGAATGCGACCGTTGAACGAGCCTACCGAGCGCTCGGTGGTGCCGGACGTTACACGCCAAGTGATACCACCAGAGTTAGCCACAGAGAACAGCAGCTTGCCTATAGTGAGGCTACCGCTCAAGATGGCCTTGCCCTTACCGTCCCGCATGAACGGGTTGGTTGGGGTAAAGAACGCATCCTGATTAGCACCAGCCACCAACCCAACTGGGTCAGACGTGAGTTCACTAGCGTGCTGTAGGGCAACGCCACCAAAGCGCTTTTCTGACGCTGTAGTGTACGCCACCGAGAACTCGGCACCACTCGCCGCTACCACAGTACCAATCCCACTGGACACGCTGGTCCAAGACCGTTGTGAATCTAGGTAAGGGGTGTTAGCCATGCCCGTGCGGAGACTTACAAAGTCGGCCACAAGGAACACGCTTGTACCACGGGTGCGCAGGTAGTACACATTGAAGCCGCCTGGCACCACGCTAGCACCGACGATAACGCCGAGCACCGAGTTGAACTTGATGGTACTCCAACTATCCATCTTGCGCCCGTCCACCCGGTCTAGGTAGCTGAATAGGTACATGCTGTTACGCTCACTGTCTGTGCGTACTAGCAGGTGGGAGGGTGTGCCTGTACTGGAC